TAAGTAAATAAGAAAGGTAATAAGACTATGTTTGATTTTTTAGACAGAATAAAATACGAATCAAAATCATTATTTGAAAGAATTATAACGAGCATAATAAGATTCTTCTGCAAGCATTATTACGTTAAGATACATGGTCGTTGGCCACTTGGTTATGTAGAGTGCAAAAAATGCGGCCGTGTAAAAATAAGTGAACCATACATGACGATTCACGAAAAGTAAAAAAAGCCGAGCGCACACTCGACCCCTTAGTTATAAATTTCACAACACTATTATAACATAAAGGGGAACGAGTGTGAATAAAGTTGAGGCGATTTTAACGAGTTTAAAGCACATAGACACATACATTGATAGCTTGATTAGACGCAGAGATAAGATTGAAGCTTCGCTTTTATCCACAGCTAAATGGAGCGCAGATAAAGTAAAGGGCGGTGTACAACGCAAACAAGATGACATCTATGTTGAGTTAATAACTGTCAAAGACGACATTGAAAAGAAAAGCGTTGAGGCTATTAGACTGCGTGCAGAGCTGGAAAGTTACATAGACGCTGTAGCAGATTATCAAAGCAGAAATCTGCTATCTATGCTATATATCGAGCATATGGATAAATATGACATATGTGAACAAGAACAATATGACATGAGTACGTTTTATAGAAAGTTAGCTAAAGCGAGAAAGAAACTGGAGGAGGTAATATAGTTGACGTTTGAGGAACACAACAACAGACTGAAAGCGAATAAATTTGCTGAATACATAACAGGGCAAGAATTGCGAAAATACGTAGCAAAAAAAGTGCGAAAATACGTTGGGAATAATCCAATTGTTTTCGACGGAGCCTGCGGCAGCGGGCAATTAGAACAACACGTCCACGCTAGGAAGGTTTACGGAGTTGAAATTCAGCAAGAATCTTGTGAAAGTTTTTTAAAGAATTTCCCAACAAGCGAAGTCAGCAACCAAAGCTTCTTTACTTACAAAAATGATATTGTTACAGACTGCGTTATTATGAATCCGCCCTTTTCCATAGCATTTAAGGGTTTGCCAGAAGAAGACAAGAACGCTATACAAGAAGTTTTTTCTTGGAAGAAGTCGGGGAAAGTTGATGACATATTCGTATTAAAATCATTAAAACACACAAAACGTTTTGCATTTTATATTTTATTTCCCGGCGTTGCTTATCGAGGTACCGAAAAGAAATTTAGGGAATTGATAGGAAACCAGCTTGCAGAATTAAACGTTATACAGAACGCTTTTGACGATACGAGCATTGATGTTTTATTTATCGTTATAGATAAAAATAAAACGAGTAATTATTGCACGAGAGAAATTTATGACTGCAAAGCAAGATCAATTCTTTTGTCAGATAATTGGGAAATAGATTTTGAAAGCTGGGAAACACCTAGAATCGTTGAAGAGAAAGAAAAGATAGATATAGATGCAGTTAATAAAGAATTAGATGACATTGCATTAAAGCACTTAGAAAAACATTTAGCTAGTCAATTGCTAGTAATTCAACTGTTTAATGCGGATATTGACTTACTGGCTTTTATAGCTAAAGCACACGAGTTATTGGACACGTACGCATTAATGTATAATTTCGGAAGTGAAGCATGACAGAGGTAAAGACATATAAATTGCTAGAAGTTTGTGATTTAATTCAAGGAAAGAGAATCAATAAAACAAATGATGGGGAGTATCCAATATATGGCGCAGGTTCTGTAATTGGCTATACAGATGATTTTAATTGTTCGGCTAATACAATTCGATTGACTGGCAAAGGAACGGTTGGAAGAGTTTATTTTCATGATGCTCCTTTTTGGTTAGAGAGTGGAAATTTCAGCGTTGAGCCAAAAGAGATGATTGATAAAATGTATTTGTATCACTGGCTTTGTGAAAACGAAAACAACATTTCTTCGTGTAAAAAAGGAAATATATTGCCGAATTTGGATTTGAATATGTTGTCCAAAATTGAAATACAAGTCCCAGATATGGAATATCAAATAAATGCCGTCAAGCTTTTGCAGAGATTAAAAGATGACAATGATTGGTTTATTGAAAAAGTAAATAAGCAAATAGCTGCGTTACAAGAGTTAAAATCAGCGTACGAAAACAATATATTCGAGAGCATGCGAATAAATGCGAATGAATGCGAATAAATGCGAATGAATGCGAATAAATGCGAATGAATGCGAATAAATGCGAATGATTCCAACAGATAGCAGTTAATTGCATACGCATGCGAGCAGGTTGCGTGCTAATATAGTATTATCAAAAAATAAATAGACCGCACTATAAAAAATAGAAAGTTGGTATCTCCATTCGTAGACCGGCGCTTCTTGCGGTCTGGCGCCACATTATTTGGATAGAAATAATATGCCAGCAGTTCAACGGTGCAAATATAAAGGTTGTCACGCGCTAGTAGGAAGACCTACATTGTGTTGTGCAAAGCACAAACAATACGAGCAGGAACTCAAAGAACAACGCGAGCGATACAGCAGAAGCAGATATAATAAATACACGCGCAACCAAAACGAGGAGAAGAAAGAACAATATAATTTCTATCGCAAGAAGAGGTTGTGGGGGAATTTAAGACTAGCTTGTCTGAAGAGAGACAACTACATTTGTTTGTACTGCTTAGCGATTGGAAAGATAACAGCTGATAGCAAGACAGCAGACCACGTTGTGCCTATCGAAGCTAACCCCAAACTAAAAACGGAGTTATCAAACTTGGCAACGAGCTGTAGGGATTGCCACAATCTCAAAACCATTTGGGAACGCGAATATTATGGTACAGGTCAAGGGAATCAGTTAACGAACGCAAAAGAAATTACAGATATTAAAATTATCTCAAATCTCATGCGTCGTTAAATGGTTCTAAAATCGTTTCTAAGCGAAATTCAAAAAAACAAAATTAAAACGCGACAGAGAGGAAATTAGAGGGCAAAAACCCCCCCGCCCCACCTTTTGCGCAAGGAGAGCCGCGACAAGGTGTCTTCTTACGTCGCACGCCAATTTTTCAGATTTTTAAAGGGTGTCATGGAGCCAGAGTTAGGAGGTGAGTTCGCTTGGTTAAAAATCCTTACTATCGGCAGAACAAAGGGCGTTTACCCAGCGACCCGCCGAACTACTTGGGAAAGGTAGCTAGCGAGGTTTGGCGCAAAATCGTTCCGTTTTTAGAAAGCACAGAAAAGGTACAGCGGATTGATAGCTTGTTAGTCGAAACCTACTGCACAAACTACGAAATCTACAAATTAGCTTATGAGGATATAAAAGAGAATGGTATTCAACAAGAATTAACAAAACCGATTCAGGCTCAGGGTTCTGGCGAGATTTTGGGCGAGCAGTTCTTGGGGTATAAAAAGAACCCAGCAGTTGCCACAATGAAAGACGCTATCGATATATTGAATAAAATAGCTGTCCAGTTAGGCTTGACCCCTAAAGGTCGAGCGGATTTATTGGCGGTCGCTAGTGAAGATAAGGACAAAGTTTCAACAGCAGAAATGCTGAAAGAATTTTTAGGGAAATAAAAAGGTCTCATTTCAAATGCGACCTCAAGGAGGTGAGGGAACATAACTAAAATTGATTTAACCAAAACAAAAGACGTAATCGGTGCTTATAAAAGTATCGATTTTTCTTTTGTCCGAGAAAAATACAAGGACGCTGGTACGCGATATTGCTTTGATGTGTTAGATGAAAAAATAGTGACTGGCTATTATATAAAACTAGCTTGTTTCCGTCATCTCCGAGACTTACAAAGGCAAGGTCAAGAGGATTTTCCTTATGTGTATTCTGTTGACGCATTCAACCGATTTTTAAAATTCTTGTCGTTGGTGCCTAACGTTGATGATTTAAGCCAAAAGCTAAAACCTATGAATTGGCAGTTGTTTATTTTTAGCCAGCTATTCGCATGGTTAGACTTAGACGGATTGCCTAGATATGTGAATACCATCCTCTCAATGGCTCGTGCACAAGGTAAAACAATGATTGCAGGAATCAGTCTTAACTACTCATTTTTAATTGAGACTATCGGATTAAGTAACCAAGATTTCTTGGTAAGCTCCTTAAATTTTGAACAGACAATGAAACTCTATACGTATGTCAAGTCTATGATGTCTCGTATTATTGAAAATGAACCATTTAAGTCGTTAGCGGTCGAAACAGGCTTACAGCTTTATACTAGAGAAATAAAAGCAACCGCAGACAGCAACAGCATTCAAACCATTTCTTTTGAATCTGGGAAATTTGATAGTAAGCACTTTAAACTTGCGGTGGCTGATGAGGTCGGAGAGCTTCGCAGCGATGAGGGAATATCCAAAATAACTTCTGGGCAAGTCAATACAGAGGGGTCACGCTTTATTGAGATATCTACAGCGTATCAAGTGCCTAACGTACCTTTCCACAAAGAGCAGAAGAAACTCATTGAAATTATGGAGCGGGACTTTGACCGTGCAGGAGACGACCAGCTTTGCTTGATTTGGTCGCAGGATAGTCTAGAAGAAACATTCCAACCTGAAACTTGGTCGAAAAGCAATCCGCTTTTGAATCACCCAGAATTAAAAGACAGCCTTATGAAAGGCTTACTTTCTGAACGTGACAAGAAAATGCTTATGAGTAAATTAGCAGATTTCCAAGTTAAGAACATGAATTGCTGGTTAAATGCTGATTCTAATAGTTTTTTGGATTTGGAAGACATAGAAAAAGCAGTTGTTGATGATTTCCCAAGGAATAATCGGCGTGTGTATATTGGTGTCGACTACTCGCTGTTTAGTGATAATACAGCCATAGCGTTTGTTTATCCATATAGTGGCGAGGAAAAGTGGCACATAGAACAGCATAGCTTTATTCCGTGGAAAACGGCTGGCAGCATTGAAGCCAAAGAGAAACAAGACGGCTTGAATTATCGGGAGTTGGAAAAAGAGGGATATTGTACGATTACCAGCCACCCACAAGGACTAATAAACGAAGACGAAGTCTATGAATGGATTATCAACTATGTTGAAGAACATCAGCTTGATGTTATTTTTTTTGGCTATGACGCTATGGGGGTTACTAAAGTCATCAAAGCCCTTGAATTAAATACCAGTTTTCCGCTTATGCCAATTCGACAGCGAACAAGCGAGCTGAAAGACCCGACTAAATTTTTACAAAAAATATTTGTCGAAGGGTCAGTTACTCGCTTAGACGATAAAATCATGGAAAAAGCATTGATTAACGCAGTTATCAAAGAGGACAACATCGGGATACAGGTTGACAAAATGAAATCGACCTTAAAAGTGGACGTTGTAGACGCTTTGATTGACGGAATGTATCAAGCTATGTACCACTATGAAGATTATGGCTTAGCAAATGATAAAACTTATCAAGTGGAGCACATGAGCCCACAAGCGGTTTTAGACTGGCTTAATAACCCGGAAAGCGGGCTTTTGGAGGAAGAATTTTACTAAAATGAATATTTTTAAACAATTTTTCAGCCTTTTATGGGCTTTTTTTGATGTGATTATGTTTTTAGCAGCGGCTATAACAATCAATGTGACAATGTATTTTGTCGGTTGGTTGGCATTTGGCATCTGCTTAACTATTACGTTTATTTTGACTGGTTTATTATCCGAGATAGTAGCCAATCGAAACGATAGCTAGAGAGGAGGTGAATATATTTGCCAGTATTTAATTTTACAAATCAAGCGACAGAAAGTCCGCCTGTTACACAATTCTTTAGTGATGATGATTATAACTTTCTGAAAGCTAATTTAACAGGTAATGAGTGGGTGTCTGCTAAAGCCGCGTTAAAAAACTCCGATTTATTCGCGGTCATCAATCAGTTATCTAGCGACTTAGCAACAGTCAAATTGACAGCGAAGAAGAAGCAGACACAAGGGATTTTAGACAATCCGAGCGTGAACGCAAGTAGGCACGGATTCTACCAGTCTATCTTTGCTCAATTGCTGCTGGGTGGAGAAGCATTTGCTTACCGCTGGCGCAACGAAAACGGGCGCGATGTGAAATGGGAGTTTATCAAGCCGTCACAAGTTACGGTTAATCGTTTTGAGTACGAGAACGGGCTTTATTATAATATCTCGTTTGAAGACCCGAAAATTGCAACAAAACTTTACGTACCACAAAGCGACGTTTTACATTTTAGACTGTTGTCTGTTGACGGCGGCAAGACTGGAGTTAGTCCGTTAGCTGCACTAAGCCGTGAAATGAATATCCAAAAAGCTAGCGACAAGCTAACCATGAGTTCGCTGAAAAACGCCTTGAACGCTAACGGTATTCTAACGATTAAAGGCGGCGGTTTGTTGGATATGAAGACTAAGATGGCACGGTCAAGGCAAGCTATGCGACAAATGCAAGGTGGCCCGTTAGTGTTGGATGACTTAGAAGATTTTAAACCGCTTGAAATCAAATCAAACGTAGCGCAGCTGCTAAGCCAAACCGATTGGACAAGCAAGCAATTTGCCAAAGTGTACGGAATCCCAGACAGTTATCTAGGCGGTCAAGGAGACCAGCAATCATCAATCGAGATGATATCTGGAATGTATGCTAATGCAGTCAGTCGCTATATTCGTCCATTTGTCAGCGAGTTAATTTATAAACTCGGAGATGATATTGACACGGATTTATTCCCAGCAGTTGACCCGACCGGCTCGACATACATCAAGCGTATCAACGAGCTTGTCAAAAATGGAACCGTCGCACAAAATCAAGGGTTATACATGCTCCAGCAAGCGGAGATTCTACCACAAAATCTGCCAGAGCCTAGCAACCCTAATCAAGTATTGAAAGGGGGTGAGGAAAATGGGGGTAATTGACATTAAAAGCGACGTTGTATCAAACGACGTGGGCGAGTTTTATGAATGGCTCGGTATGTCTAGCACGTATCCGAGCAAAGTTCAGCGAGCTATCGCAAATGACGAAGACGACGAAATCACGCTAAATATTGCGTCAAACGGCGGAGATGTTTTCGCAGCTAGCGAAATTTACACTATGCTAAAAGATAGCAAGAAGAACATTGTAGTAAATGTGCAAGGCTTAGCTGCCAGCGCAGCAAGCGTCATTGCTATGGCTGGAAATACGGTGCGAATGTCACCAACAAGCCAGATGATGATACATAAAGCGCTAGTCTCGACCGTTGGAAATTCGGACGACTTGGAGCACGAATCCGGAGTGCTGAATAGCATTGATGAATCAATCGCGGCGGCTTACGAGCTGAAGACAGGTTTAAGCCAGACAGACATCTTACAGATGATGTCGAACGAAACTTGGATGAACGCCAAAGTCGCAGTTGATAAAGGCTTTGCGGACGAAATCATGTTTAATGAATCTGATGACGAGCCGACATTTGAAAATGCTATGCACGCTTTACCAAGTAAGGCAGCAATCAATAAATTTAAAAATTTGATTGCTAAAGAAAAACTGAATAAACAACCAAGTCAGCCTAAGAACTCATTGAGAGAGAAGAAGCTGGCTGTTTTATTACAAAAATAAGGAGAATTATTTTATGGATATTAACACTTTAAACGCTCTCTGGATTGAGGCAGGACACAAAGTCGAAGACCTCAACGAGCAAATCAATAACGCTTTGAATGATGATAGCTTTACAGCCGAAGCGTTTGAGGAACTAAAAAACAAACGCGATACTGCAAAAGTACGTCGTGACGCTTTGAAAGACCAACTCGTAGAAGCACAAGCGCAAGCTGTTGTTGACATGAAAGACGAAGACGTGAAACCTTTGAACGAAAACGAAGAAACAGCAAAAAATGTCTTTATCAAAGACTTTAAGAATCTTTTGAACGGTACTTATCGGAACGCTGCAGTTGGTTCTAAGGAAGATGACGGAACTAATGCAGGTTTAACAATTCCAAAAGATATTCAGACTGCAATCCATGCGTTGGTTCGTCAATACAACTCGTTGCAAGAGTATGTAACAGTAGAATCTGTTTCAACGGCATCAGGCTCTCGCGTTTATGAGAAATGGTCTGATATTACAGCCCTAGCTAATTTAGATGACGAAAATACAGCTATTACTGATATTGACGCGCCTAAATTGGCTCTTATCAAATACGCTATCAAACGCTATGCAGGTATGCTAACAGCTACTAATAGCCTTTTGAAAGATACCGTCGAAAACATCTTGGCTTGGTTGAATCAATGGGTCGCTAAGAAAGTTGTTGTTACTCGTAACAAAGCAATTTTGGAAAAAATCGCAGCACTACCAAGTAAACCAAACATCACTAAATTTGACGACATCAAAGACCTTGCTTTGAAAGGTGTTGACCCTGCCATTCGCTCTACATCGTTCTTTATGACGAACACAAGCGGCTTGGCTACTCTTGCAAAAGTTAAAAATGCAATGGGTGACTATTTGCTACAACGTGACCCAACGCAACCAGAACGTTATTTGCTCGAGGGTAAACAAGTTGTAGAAATCGCCGACCGTTGGCTCGCTGACAACGCAGGCGCTCATCCTCTTTATTTTGGTGATTTGAAACAAGCGGTGACGTTGTTTGACCGTGAACACATGTCAATTGAAGCTTCAAACGTAGCTGGAGACGCATTTAGTTTAGACCAAACTAAAATCCGTGTTATCGACCGCTTTGATGTTGAAACAACCGACAGCGAAGCATTTGTGGCGGCGTCATTTAAGACTATCGCAGACCAAGAAGCGAACATCAAATCAAAAGAATAGGAGGTAGATTATGGGCGTCACGGTAGAACGATTTAAGAAAGCTATGAATCTAGATGATGTGGAAGAAGAAGACGAACTCATCGAGGGTTATCTTGCGGCAGCTGAACACTCAATCAAGACAGCGGTAGGCGAGGACAAGTTAGGAAATTTTTACGCTCGAAAAATTGTCGTGTCTTTGTTAGATGTGGCGGTAATCGCAGTAGCTGGCTCATACTATACATATCGTTTGAGCCTTTCTGACGCCCAAGCCTATCCTATCAATTTGACTTCTAATGCCATTATCGGGCAATTAAGAGGTCTTTATGATGTGTTTATGGAGGGCGAAGATGAGTAAGAAGTATCTACCCTCCGAATTTAAACAAACAGCAAAATTTGGAGCGGTGAAATCCGTTCCGAATGCTGCTGGAGTGAATATCCCGAAATTCGCAGAGTTATTTACGCTACATTATCGACCAGTCAGGCGCACTCAAAGCCAAACTTATCTAGCAAAGCAAAGTGGATTAGACGATACAGTTAATATCTGTATTCGACATAATCCAAAAGTCACAGAAAAACTACAAGTCGAGATTCGAGGGATAAAGTATGACATTGTAACAATCAGCCCGGACGAATCAACAGGCTTTGGTAAGTATGACTTTCTGACTTTGCGTGCTAAGAAGAAAGTAGGCGGTTGATATGGCAGACATGGTAACAGAACTCGAAAGCTGGCTAAAGCAGGTTGAGAATATAGCGAATTTGACCCCCAAAGAACAGGCTAAAATCACCAAAGCAGGAGCAGAGGTATTTAGAGAATATTTGGAAGAAGAAACGCGCAAAAAGCACTATTCTAGCCATAAAGACCCTGTATATGGACACATGGCAGACCATGTTATAGTGCAAGCAAAAGATGTGGACGGTCGAGAGACTGGGAAATCAACTGCAGGTTGGGATAGCTTTTATCACGCAAATAACGCTAGGCGCCTGAACGACGGGACGAAAAAATATACCGCAGACCACTTCGTAACGAATCTGCAAAATTCTGACGAGGTGAAAGGAGCAGTCTTGCTTGCTGAAAAGGCTGAATATGACAAAATTATCAAAAGGAAAGGGTGATAGAGTATGCTTGCAACTTTGGAAGCGAAAAAGCTGATAGATGATGAACATTTTAGCGAAGTACAGCAGGTCTACACTAGTAACCTGCCACAAGAAGTCGTTGACAATGTAGGCGATACGCTTATTTTGATAACAGATGTCAATACGTCGCTTGATTTGACAGGTAATAACAGCTTTTATGCAACAAATCGACAAGTTGAAATCCAGATTTTTTACAAGCTGGATATAGACTTTGACATTGAACAATTTGAACTACGACTATTGAAATTGTTTAAAGACAATCATTGGTCGATAGCAGATATACGAGAACATACAGTAGACCCCGACACAAAGCAGATGACGGCGGTCTTTTATGTTACACAAAATAAAATCTTAAATTAAAAAGGAGAAATCAATACATGGCAATTGTTGGTTTAAAAATGGTTACGTTGGCACTTGTTGACGATAACCAAAAATTGATTAAGGGAGCAGAGGGACTTTCCGAATCTGGAATCATCGAAATTGATGATAAGATGTGGGGCTCTAAAACTGCAAACATCACTAACTTAGAGGGTTCTGTTACCAAAGTTCCCGGAAATAACAAGGTGCAAGATGTGTACACAGCGCCCGGCGCTCCACAAATTGCATTTGACTTCAACAACCTTGCATTTGACGTTAAACAAAAAATTAAAGGCTATAAGTCAGACGGCAAGGGCGGATATGTGTATCAAGGTTCTAAACCACACGTTGCGGTCTTGATTGAATCGCAAACACTTGACCGCAAACACTCTGTATTCTTCGGTTTTGGAGATGGAATCTTCCAAGAAACCACTCAAAACGTAGGTACAGATACAGATACTGCACAAACTCGTCAAGATGACAACATGACTTACAACGCTTTGACAACGCAAGCGTTTGGAGACGAAACGCACAAAATCTATTATTCGGGCGCTTCTAACTTTAGCAAGGAAAATATGCTAAAAGAAGTATTCGGCGGTTACATAGCTGCAGCAGGTTCTGGACCTCATCTTGGCTAGGTAATGTTCTAGGCTAGGCAGCGTAACAACTGCTTAGCTTTTATTTTTATGATTGAGGTAAAAAAATGGAAATCAAAAACATCAAAATCAAAGAGTTAGGCAAAAAGTCTTTTGTTGTCTTAACTTCCAACCGCAACATTCGCCGCATGAACGAATTTCAGCTTGAAATTGCGAAAATCTCTGATATTGACGAAGACGCACCAATGACAGAACAATTTAAAGCGAATATCGGAGTTATCACAGCGACCCTTGCTTTCCTTCGTGCGGTTTTAAACTTATCTGATGAGCAAATGGAAATTTTGGAAGATTTGGATACAGAACGCACGCAAGAAATCGCTAATTATGTATCCGGTCGTCTGATGGGCTTATCTGATGAGCAATTAGAAGAAATCAAAAAGGAAAATGCAGAAAACCCAAAAGAATAAGCTGGGGCGAACGTGCCTTTGAGTTGGAAAATATTATCCAAGACTTAGATTTAGCAGAAAAACAAGCTTTAATCAATCTAGGTTGGACGATAGACGAATACGAAAACGCAGATTATTACAGGCTCAACGAAATTTTATCAGCGAAAGAGCCGCAAGATAGGGTAGTAGACCCTATGTCATTTTTGTAGGAAAGGAGGAAAAATAATTGGCAAAAGTACAAGCGACCATGTCAACAGAAATAGCTTTAGACCTTGTCAGAGCGTCGGAGAGTGTTAAGAGCTTGACGAACGTTGTTTCTCACGCAACGAATGCGTGGAAAGCCCAAGAAGCGCAATTGCGTGCAGTTGGAGACTATACGCAAGCAGCAGAAATTAAATACAAAGGGCTAGGCGACACTATCCAAGCACAACAAGCTAAGATTGACGCTTTAAAACAAAAACAAGCAGAGCTAAAAGGCAATACACAACAAAGTGCCGAACAATATTTGAAATACCAACAACAAATTGACCAAGCGACAACAAAATTAGCTGGCATGGAAGCACAGCAAAGCAAGGCGAAGCAGTCGCTGGAATACTATCAGTCTGGCTTGTCTGGATTGCAAAGCGAATACAAAAAGATGAATGAGTTATCCGAAAGCTATGTTAAACGACTACAAGCAGAAGGAAAACACCAACAGGCAGCCAAAGAGAAACTCAATAATCTTAAGGATTCGTCAAAAAACCTAGAAAAGCAATATGAAACGCAAACAGACCAACTTAAAAAGTTAGAAAAAGAAGTTGGTAAGAACACAGAAGCCTACCGCAAACAAAAAATACGCGTTAATGAGACAGCTGTGTCTCTTGCAAAATCTAAAACAGAAATTAAAAACGTTAGGGCTGAAATGCAGAAGATGAACCCTAGCATTTTTACGCGCATGAAAAACGCTGCGAAAAAGTTTAATGACGAAGCAAAACAATCTTCTAAGCTTGGCGGGCGTATTCGGGATTTTGTGACCGGGAATCTAATCGCTAACGGTATCTCAAACATCACCTCTAAAGTTATCAGTTTAGCTAAAGAGGGCTATGCTGCCGCAGAAGCTGCATCTAAGACGGCTGAGCGCTGGCAAAATTTGGGCTTTGCAGAAAATGAGATTAAGCGAATCAACTCTGTTGTCAAAGACTTAAAATACAATACTAATCTTTCTGGTGGTGCAGCTGGTGAACTGATTCTGAAATTTCACGGAATCACTCACAATGTAGATGAAGCAGCGGAACTTGCAAAAGGGGTTGGTAGTCTATCCGACCAGCTTAAACTCTCACAAGAGAGAGCAGAAGCGTTTGCTAGTGGTCTCGGAAAAATCGAAGCATCTGGCAAAGTTACTGCAACAGCGCTTAACAAGCTAGAGAAGCAAGCACCCGGTCTTAATCAAGCTTTGCAAAAAGCGTCTGGATTGTCCGAGCAAGCTTTTTCAGATTTGTTAAATTCTGGCAAGATGACCTCGCAACAGTTTAACGAGGTTTTGAAAAAAGCTGCTGGCGACTATGACAAGTATGCAGAAAGCTACGCAAATACCGCAGAGGGTGCTAAGAAACAAATCACCCTTGCTTGGGCTGATACAAAGAAAGCTTTAGCCAAGCCGCTTGTTAAGGTGGCTTCGACTGGACTTAGTCAGCTCGCAAAAATATTGCAAAATCCCGCTGTTCAAAATGCAGTTACGAAGTTAGGCGAGGGAATCGGCAATCTAGCTAAAAGAGCGATTAGCTTATTAGACTATGTAACCGCACATCAAAAAGATGTATCAGGCATTATCAACAGCACGATTGAGATTGCCAAACTATTCGGTCTCGGTGTTTGGGAGGGCTTTAAGTCGATAGTAACTGGCATATCAAGCGCTATTAACAAAATGACTGGGCATAGCCAGAAAGCCAAAGACCCGCTTAAAAGTGTAGCTAGCGCCATGCAAGAGTTAGGCAAGCACAAAAAAGAAATTGTCGCAGTCGGTAAAGCTTTTGCGTTTTACTTTGTAGCAAACAAGACAGTAAAAGGCGTTACTAGTCTTGCTAAGGGCATTGTAGGTTTGGCAGGTAATGTTTGGGACGCTACTAAAAAAGCTAGGAAATTAGCAAGAGGTTTCAAAAACTTTTCAAGCGCTAAAGATACATTTGTAACTTCTATGACGGCTATTAAAGCTGCGGTTGCCACAAATCCTGTTGGTGCGATTATTGTCGGAGTTACCGCTCTTGTCGCTGGGTTCACTTTGCTTTATAAGCATAATAAAAAGTTTAGAGATTTTTGTAACGGGATAGCAAGCAGCGCTAAAAAAGCATTTAAAGGCATTGTTAACTTTTTTAAAAACGACTGGAAAGAGCTATTACTTTTAATTGTCAATCCTCTTGCCGGCGGTTTTGCTTTGTTATACAAGCATAATAAAAAGTTCAAAGGCTTTTGTGACGGTCTGGTAAAAGCGGTTAAAAACGGCATTGCGAAAGTCGGTGCTATGTTTATAAACGGCGTAGCAAAGGTTGGCAAATTTTTAGGTGACGCAGGAAAAGCAGTAGTAAACTTTGGCAAAACAGTTGGCAAAGTATTGATTTTTGCAAATCCTTTTGTACTCGGGTTTGCTTTAATGTATAAGCATAGTAAACCTTTTAGAAAGTTTATTAAAGGCTTAGTCAACGGTGCGAAAAGTCTTTACAAGAATTTCAAAAAATTCTTTGGCAGTACAGGCAAATTTATTGGAAAAACTTTTGACGGAATCAAGAAAGGCATCTCGAAGAAGTATAATCAAGTCGCAAAATCTATCGGAAACACCTCGAAGAAAATCGGTAGAGCTTGGAGCAAGCATTGGAACGGAGCTAAAGATTTCTTAAGTACTGCTTGGGATAACATGAACAAGGCCTCTGAGAAGAAGTTTGGAAAAGACCTTAAGGGAACGTTATTTGACAATCTGGCTAATATTGGTAAAAAGTTCCAAGAAACTTGGGACGGCATTAAAAAAGGTTTTGATGACTTGTGGAATGGTCTAAAAAACCTTGCGCGTGATGGAATCAATGCACTTATTGACATTCCGAATGCTGGAATTGATGGCATTAACAGCCTAATACATGATTTTGGCGGACCTAAGCAAACAATCGGCAAAATCCCACATGTCAAAAAGTTCGCGAGTGGTACTGGATTATTTAGCAATCAACGAAACCCAATCACACAACCGACGCTAGCGCTCCTTAATGACGGCAATGACAGCCCAGAAACGGGCAATAAAGAAATGGTCTTAATGCCAAACGGCAATCATTTTATCGTACCGGGGAAAAACACTAAAATGTTTCTTCCTGCTGGCGCAGAAGTCCTAAACGCTTCCGAAACAGCTTTACTAATGGCTATGCAAAACCAAAAAGCATTTGCCAAAGGCACAGGATTCTGGAGCAATCTTTGGAAAGGTGTCACGAACTTTGGCGGAAGCGTCGCAAAAGTTGCAGGCAATGTTTGGGACGGCTTAAAGAATGGTGTCGAGAAATTCGTCAAAATGCTCTCGTTTATTGGCGAAGCGGTTCTCAATCCAGCCAAAACTTTAGAAAAGAAATTCAATCCAAGCTCAAAGGGCATGGTCGGCATGTTTGACAACTTCGGAAGTATGTTGTTTAAGTCGGCAGTCAACGGAGCAAAAACATGGTGGAAAGAACTTTGGAGTATGGCAAAGAGCGCTTCTAATGAGGGCGGTGTTGCTATGGGTGCAGTAGGTGATGACTACCGCTTTAAAAACAGAGTGGCAGATAGCGGAGCTGACCCGTGGGGCTACTTCTTCAAAGAGTGTGTATCCTTTGTGGCTTCTCGTTTGGCTAACTTGGGGGTTAACCCCTCGCTATTTAGTGGATTAGGCAACGGGAATCAATGGGGTGCTGCAAGAGTACCGCATTTAAGCAGACCAAAACCGGGTTCGGTTGGTGTCTATACGGGTGGCCCTATCTCAAGTAACCACGTTGACTTTATTACAGCAGTTCATGGCGATACTATGGACGGCGAGGAGTATAACTGGATGGGTAATCACAGCTATCACCAATACAGAAACCGCCCCATTTCAGCGGCTTCTACATTTCTTGACTTCGGCGTGAAAGCCGGAACAAGTGGAGACGAAAAAGCGCTGAAGGACAAGAACAGCCCGCTACAAATGCACATCAAGAAGCAAACCGGCGGTATGTTTGATTGGATTAAGAAATGGCTAGCGCCGTTAGAAGAAGGCACAGCAAGTGACGGAGGAGCACAGGCAGGAAACCCCGGTGGTTCGGGTGTTGAACGTTGGCGCCCGTTTGTAGAACGTGCGCTGGAAGCAAACGGAATCGCAGCCAATAGTTATCGTGTTAGTAAGATTTTAGCAACCATCAGGCGTGAATCAAATGGCGATCCTACTGTCCAAAACAACTGGGATAGTAACGCTCTAGCGGGTCATCCGTCAATCGGTCTTATGCAGACTATCCAACCTACCTTTGACACATACGCATTTGCAGGGCACCGCAACATTCGCAATGGTTACGACAACTTGCTAGCTGCTATTAACTACATCAAACATAGATACGGCACATCTGACGCTGCCTTCCATCGTGTGGCAAGCTACGGCTATGCCAATGGTGGTTTAGTGTCTAAGCATGGCTTGTATGAGATTGCAGAGGGGAATCAACCAGAATACATCATACCAATGGACGCAGCGAAGCGAGGGCGTGCTTGGCGACTTCTACAGCGCGTTGTAGGGCAGTTTGTGGGCGAATCCCCCACAGACAACTCAAACGGTGCTAGAGGAGAAAATAACGCCATTAAAACGCTATCTGATAAGTTAGATACAATGATAGCTCTACTAAGTCAATTAGTAACAAACGGAGCAAATCCAATCGAACTTCGCAATATTATTGACGGGCAAAGCGTAGCGGCAGGGCTAGCGCCTTACATGGCAACAGCAAACACAAATTACGAGCGCAGACAAGCGCTATTGAGGGGTGAGATTATTTGAACGGAATAGGAATTGAATTTAACAAGATTGATATTTTAGCAGAGTTAAGCAAGCTAGGCGGTAGTGCCACAACGCTTGATGTCAATCGTGGAATTATCGCACAAATCACAAATAACTATCAAGAGCAGGGCGCTAGACGTTACGGTCAGCAATTCCTTTATAATACGTTGGGGATTAAGCAAATACCTGTTTCTGTCAAACTAACTGGAACTCCTGCATATTTCAATAAGGCTGTCGAGAAACTCGGCGGTCTTTTAAATGTCGAAAGCCCGAAAGAATTGATATTTGGGGATGAACCTAACAAGATTTGGTTAGCAGTACCTAGCGGAGCACCTGGTCTGACATTTGACCATACAACATCACCACCAACTGCAACGTTGTCTATTACATTTGATGTTCCACGCGCTTACGGCGAAAACAAAAACGCAGTTGCGGTAGGAAACAACTTATCGAGCGATTATGGCAAGATAACCAAAATTAACAACAGCCATTACAAAGCGACTTTAAAAAATTTAGGCACAGCGCCTGCAGCACCTAAAATCACAATCAAGCACAATTCGGAGAATGGCTGGATTGGTTTTACATCAGCGGCGGGTGTCTATGAGTTAGGCGACCCAGAAGAAGTAGACACAAAACCGGTCAAGAAGTCTGAAATTTTATTTGACTACGTTTCTAACAATTGGATAACAAAGGGATTTTCGAAAGGTCAGAAGAATGTTGCTATTTTGAATGATAACAGTCAAAATCTAAACGGAACACTTGCTATTGACAACACTTGGGGTAGACCGCACATCGCTTTAACAAATCGAGGAAGCGGACCTAAACCAAACAACGCAGGTTCTATCACTTGGGAAATCCCTCTTGATAGCCACGGTGAGAAAGGCGCTTTGAAAGAGTATTTCTGGTGGCGTCAAATCTTTTGGCTAGGCGCCGCAAACGAATACGGCTTTATCAAAGTAACAGTATCGGACGCAGAAGATAAATTTTTATATGGTGCGGAAACATTTAAACGTGCATATGGTTTAGGCTGCGAATACAATGTCCTTGTGTCAGACGGAAAAGGCGGTTTTCGAACAGCTGAAAGTTGGACGTTTTGGGGAACACATAGAGACGATCAGAACCCCTTTAATGCTAATCGAGGTTGGTCGGATATTATTCGCAGGGATGACTTACTAAACGTATTTTGGTTTGGGACGCGAAAAGATGTTTCAGCGCCAGAAATCAAAGGCAAAAAGTCTACTAAGTTGCATGTTACATTGGGTACTTTAACGGATAAACCGCAAGTAACACATATGTATTTAGATTCTATTATTTATCGTAAAGATTTTATCGACAAAATAGAGGATATACCAAACCGCTATCGCATGGGGTCAGTTGTTGAAACGGATATGTCAACAAGCAAATCTTATTGTGACAATCTCCCAATTTTAGACCAGATGACGGATGGGTCAGAACCGCTTTTATTGCCCGTTGGAAAAAGCGAGCTTGACATTTATTTGTCAAGTTGGAATGCAAAAGACCCGGACATTAAAATTGCATGGAACGAGAGGTATCTTTAATGCAAATAATTGTACATGACAACAAACTGCGTAAAGTTGCGTTAATAAATAATAACTATCCAGACATGCTATCATTCCATAGCGATTCTTGGCATAGATACCTTTTACAAGCAACAAGCACCTTTGATTTCACAATCCCAAAATTGTATAACGGACGATTACACGAAGATTTAGGCTTTATCAGCGACAAAGCCTATTTTTCTTTCAAATTCCAAGGAAAACATCATCTGTTTTATATCGCGAACATAACGGAGGACGATTTTAACATCGCTCTTAAATGCAATAACACAAATTTAGAGCTTGTCAACGAGCAATCAATTCCATTTACAAGCAACAGCGCACAGAATATTGCGTGGTATCTGCAACACATGGAATTGCTCACGTTTGCCACTTTGGAAATTGGGGTCAATGAGATTGCGGACAAAACACGCACGCTAACTTTTGAATCGCAAGAAACAAAGTTATCACGCTTGCAATCTCTGATGTCACGCTTTAACGCAGAATTTGAGTTTGTGACAGAGTTAAATAATAATGGCACACTCAAACGGATTGTGTTAAATATCTATCACGAAGCAGACAATGAACATCATGGTATTGGGAAAGTCAGAAGTGATGTAGTGCTTCGTTACGGAAATGATGTTAAAGGTGTACAAGTCACTACTGATAAGACGCAGCTTTTTAATACTGGTGTTTTTACTGGCGCAGACGGTCTCACGCTAAAAGACGTAGAGCGCTCTGATAAAGATTCAAAGGGAAACGAGGAGTTCTACACGCGCAAAGGGAGCGTGTCAGTATACGCTCCGCTTTCTATGGAGCAGTACCCGGCTAGCATGAAAGACGGCGACAACTGGACGCGCAAGGACTTCCAAACCGAATATACAAACGTCAATGAATTACTAGCTTACGCTTTTAGGACAATCAAACAATACGCTTATCCAATTGTCAGCTATACTGCAAGCATTCAATCGAGCTTCCTTAACGACTACCAAGATTTAGTTTTGGGAGATACAGTCAAAATCTACGACAAGAATTTTGTCGGCGGCTTAATTCTGCAAGCGCGCGTGACAGAGCAAGTTATTAGCTTTAGCAATCCGAACAACAACACACTAACCTTTTCTAACTATTTAAAACTGGATTCCAAAATATCAGACACTTTGCGAAAACGTATGGCAGAAATGATTGAGGCACGCTTGCCATATACACTCAAAATGTCCACGAGCGCAGGAACGAGCTTTAAAAACGGAATGGGAGAAAGCATTGTAACGCCCGAATTATACAAAGGGCAAAAGAAGATTACAGACGCTACTTACCGCTATTATTTCGGCTCGGAAATGACAACGGGACAGACTTACAAAGTATTAGCCAACAAAATTGAGAATAAGCAAGTTTTGACAGTTGCCGCTTACATCGGAAATGACGAGGTGGCAAGAGATAAGCTGACGTTTATCAATGTTTTTGACGGCAAAAACGGCCTTAAAGGTGATAAGGGAGCGATAGACGAAGAGAAGCTCAAAGAAATCGAACAGAACATCAACTCAAAAGCCGACGGCACTTTAACCCAAGAGCAACTAAACGCTTTGAACGAAAAAAACGGCATTATGCAAGCAGAGTTAGAAGCAAAGGCGAGCTTAGATACGGTTAACCAGTGGTTTAAGGCTTATCAGGACTTTGTCGACTCAAACGCAGCGGATAAAGCGAGAGCTGAAAAAGGTTTGGTTGCAGCAACTCAACGAGTAGCTAAGATTGAGAATAATCTCGGTGATATGGCGCAGCGCTGGAATTTTATCGACACGTACATGCAGGCGACAAACGAGGGACTTACAATCGGAAAGAAAGACGGTAGCTCGTTTGTTTGCGTGGGGGATAATCGTATCTCGTTTTATTCCGCAGGTAAAGAAGTAGCTTACTTTTCGGGCGGAGCATTACAAGTTGATAATGGGGTATTTACTAAGACGCTCCAAATCGGTCGTTTTAGAGAAGAGCAGTATCATTCAAATCTTGATATGAACGTAATTAGATATGTAGGAGGTATTTAATGGCAAGAAGTAATTTCAGCGGCGCATGGGGGCATAACCTACAGCTAGAGGTATTCTCAGCATGGAACGCGCCAAATGTTGAGGGGAACTTTTCGGTAGTTAATGTACAAGTGCGGTTAATTGCGAACGGTTATGCGGCTCTTTGGGGAGCGACAGGCAAGCTCTTGTCACTCAACGTTGGTGGTATTCGCGAGGACGCAAGAGTGGATATATCTATTTCGCAGGGACAGGTTAAGGCTTTATGGGCTAAAGATTATCTAGTTAATCATAACCCAGACGGCACTAAGAGCATTACTATCTCTGCCACTTTGCATGCCGACATAAGCAATTATGGTTCGGCAACTGCAAGTTTTAATCTACCGCTAACAAACATACCACGCGCCAGCTCCATCACAGCGCCTAATAGCGTGATAGGAAGTAATATTAACATCACGGTCAATCGTGCTGCCGATACCTTTAAACACGCGATAAGGTGTGCGTGGTACGGGAAGAATACAGTCATTGCTAATGATGTTGATACGAGTTTTGCTTGGACAATTCCGAAAGATTTCGCTAATGATATACCCAATTCAGAAAGCGGATGGGGTACGCTAATAGTCGAGACATATAGTGGCGGGAAGAAGATTGGTGAGAAATCAACAACTTTCACCGCAACCGTGCCAGATGATGTCAAGCCTAAATTGACCGGCTTTACCTTAACTGACACCAATACCGCAGCAGCTGGCGTTGTGCCGGGCGAGCAAGCCTTTATTCAAATTTTGTCTAATATTAAGGTCAATTTTGGGCAAATGACAGGCGCTTACGGCTCAACGATTACAGGTTATTACGCAGAAATTGTCGGCAAGAACCAGTCTACGACAACGCAGGGTGGTAGCTTGGGAATTATGAATTATTCGGGGAACGTGACAATTAGAGCTAGCGTGACCGATAGCCGAGGACGTACTAGTAACACGATTGAGAGAACGGTCAACATTCTAGAATACTTCGCACCAATTTTGAGCATATCTGCCATACGTTCGGGCGCGCAATCTAGCACTTTAACAATTACGCGTAATGCTAAAGTAGCCCCACTAACCGTAAACGGTGTGCAAAAAAACCAAATGAAGTTAACATTTAAAGTTGCCAAATTTGGCTCGAATGATTATAAGGTTGACACAGGATCAGCGAGTGGCACATGGACGACTGTATCTAGTCTAGTCAATTCAAACGCTAATTTACAAGGCGAGTATGCCGCTAACAGCTCTTGGACTGTACTGGGTATATTAGAAGACAAGTTCACAAGTAGTGAGTTCGCAGTTAATGTTGCGACCGAGCAAGTGGTGTTGTCTTATGATAGATATGGCATTGGTGTTGGTAAAATACGAGAGCGCGGAGCTCTTGATGTCAAAGGAAACACATATATTGACGGGTTCTTGCGGCATTGTATTGAACGGTCTGGTAACGTTAGCACGAACGACCTTATCGAAGGTGGTGACGCTTGGACGAATAAGGATACACCAAACAATGACTGGGGTGTCTTAGAAACATTTAAGATAGGTAACGTATCGGAAAAAGAAGCGACTCAACGTTTTACCCATAGGAATGGGGGTAAAGTCTGGTATCGTTATAGACATTATCAGACTGGCAACTGGACACCTTGGGTTGTGGAAGGAATCGACAATTTTTATCCTATTGGCTCTATCTACCAGTCCACCGCGCCAACTAATCCCACGACATTTATGGGTGGTGTTTGGGAACGTTTTGGTAATGGTAGAGTGCTAGTTGGCGTTGATGAGGCAGACGCAGACTTTAACACAGCTAATAAGACAGGCGGTGAGAAAACGCACACTTTAACAATCGACGAAATGCCGTCACACAGCCACAGACAATATGTTTCGGCTAACAACGGCAACGACTCGATACGTAGAGACTGGAGTTCTGACGGAGCTAGTAGAGCCTACGACCAAGGAATGGAAACGGGGCGGGCAGGTGGAAACCGACCGCACAATAACTTACAACCCTACGTTACACTTTATCGCTGGTGCAGAACCGCGTAGAAAGAGGAAATATGAAACTAGAATTTTTGAGCAAATCGCTTGACTACAAAGGTGGAGAACCTTACAAAACACGAGTTGTTTTAGGCAATTCGGAGGGTGTTATCTACCCAGCATTCTTTGACCCGGATTTTGTTAGCAAAGAGAGTGGAGAGCTCTTTAAACTAGCTTTGGAACAAATCTATCAAGAGAACTTCCCAAAAAAAGCAGAGAATGATAAATTTAACCAAGTTGACGAACAACTGCAGAAGAATAAAGAAACTGCTAGTAAAGCAGAACAAGCAGCAACTGAAAATAAGCAGCTATTAGAATCTGTGTCAGCCGTCACAGAAGTCTTAATTGCTCTTGCTATCGGACAAAGCGGAGGTATGCCAGCTCCAACTTATAGCAAAGTAGCAGCATTTATCAAGCCGTTAATAAAAGATAAACATTATTTTAATAACGACATTGTGTCTATGCCTTATCCATTTGATACTAATCCAAAATGGGCACAAGGTACTGCTACTATCTTTAAATTCCAAATGCAGCAAAGCGAAGGGTACACTTATCAAAGCCAAACAATCGCAGATATGCTACAAAAGGGCGTATTGACAATCGTCATGCCTAAAATTGAGTAGAGAGGAGGGAATTTATGTCATTTGTAAATTTTGAATGGTCTCATGCGTTAAGAGGTTTCGTGAACACACAAGACAAATTGATTGTGTTCACATTAACTCTTATCATGGGGGCTATGGTGATTGATTTTTTAACTGGCACATTAGCCGCCAAAATCAATCCCAAAATTGAATTTAAGAGCAAGGAGGGAATCAACGGGATTCTGCGGAAAATCTCTAGCATTGCCTTACTTGCTTTTTGTATTCCACTCTCTATCCTACTACCAGAAGGCATTGGGTTAGGGACATTACAAGTCTTATATCTCGGTTACCTATTTTTTGAGATGAAATCCGTTTTGGAAAATTTTGAAAAATTAGGCATTGACACAGCGCTTTTTAAAGAATTTTTTGAAGTGCTCAAAAAATACTTAAAAGATAAAGGAGAAAAATAATGAATTTGACAAACAAACAATATGACATCGCAAAGAAAGTAGTGACAGTCGTAGCGCCAGCACTAATTACTCTTATAACAACTATTGGAGCTTTATACAAAATCGACACAACTCTTATCAATGGTATTATTGCAGCAGTTACAACATTTGCGGGTACTGTGCTAGGTATCTCAAGCAAAAATTATCAAGACCAAAATCAAACAGAAGCAGACAAAGGAGAATAAGCATGAAGAAGAATGATTATTTTTTGGACGTTTCCGGCTACCAGCCGGGAGATTTAACAGCCATCTGTGCTGCGGCGGGCACTCGTGACACAATTATTAAAGTAAGTGAGCATATCACTTATCTTAATCCAAATCGTCATCAACAAGTTTCAACCAGTAACTGCATCGGATTCTACCACTTTGCTCGTTTCGGTGGAAATGTAGCGCAAGCGCAACAAGAAGCCGATTATTTTATCGCTAATTTGCCAAGTCGCAACGTGCCTTATCTCGTTTGTGATTACGAAGATGACGCTAGCGGTGACGTGAATGCCAACACAGAAGCAATTTTGGCATTTATGCGAAAGTGTAAGCAAGCAGGCTTTGAACCGATTTATTACTCGTACAAGCCTTATACGTTGGCAAACATTGAATATCACCGCATTTTGGCAGAATTCCCTAATTCGCTCTGGATCGCTGCATACCCAGACTACAACGTTACTCCTGCGCCAGTATGGGAAGTATTCCCAAGCATGGACGGTATTCGTTGGTGGCAATTTACTTCGACAGGCATTGCGGGCGGGTTGGATAAAAATATTGTCTTGTTAGATGATAACGCGAGCGCACCAGCTCCGCAATTACAAGCAAGCAACAAATTAAAAGTCTATCAAGTCAACGATTTGCAGTTTGTAAATGGCATTTGGCAAGTTCGTTGTGATGATCTTTGCCCAGTTGAATTTGACTGGACGCAGAACGGTATTGCCTGCGAAGACATTGACCTTGTGGACGGAAACGGCAATTTGTTAGCAGACCAAGTGACAAAAGTAGGTAGCTATTTTGTCATAAACCCTAATAAAATTGTCTCTGATAGTGGGGGAGCTTACGGCTCTGGTGGTTACTATTGGCGACACGTTACACTTGCAGCAAGCGGTCAAATTTGGCTCTCTGTTTGGAGCGTTGACCATTTGTTACATGGCTGAAATCTCTTTTTAAATAAAACAAGTAACCCCTAGCAAAAGCTAGGGTTTTTTATTTTGCAAAAAAATAAAAAAACTTTATATTTTTTAAACCCAAAAAACGCCCAAAAAATTTGTAAAATGACGTAAAACGATATAAAAATAATAATCAAAAAACGCCTTGAAATGCAGGCGCTTTTTGATTTTGTTAAACTGTTTTGCATTAAA